GAGGCAGCGGGCGGGGTTGCAAGCGTGGTTTATAGTTTAGAGGAAGTGAAGGATATGTTAAAAATAATAAAGGCGTTGGCAGATAAAAAAGCGTCATTGCAGGGGAAATAAAAACAAAGCCAATACGAGAGTTTGAGAGCAACCGTATCGGCTTTTAAGGATGACCTACGTTTTATGTATGAAAAGAAAGAAAATGCAAAATAACAAAAATTTTTATGTAATCCAAGCGAGAAACCAATGTTTGATGATGAATTATTACAAGAATTGACAATCGACGATCTGAGCGGTGGAATTAGAGAAATTGCCGAAATAATCGGGATTGATAATGTGGTCGAATTGATTAAGTATGCGGGTGGAGACGACTATTATGTACCATCAATTGCCAGTTATAAAACTATGTTGCTTGAGCGATATTTAAGGAATAATTGCAAGCAATTAAATTCATATTCCAAATTAGAGTTAATCCGCAAATTTAAAGTAAGCGGAAAAACTATATCTAAAATTAGAAAACAAATCGCAAAAGAGAACCGTGAAAGGTTACAAATGCGAATTAATATTTAGACTTCATCATTTCCTTACTCAATTTTTCTACTATATCCGATAAATCTTGTGGAGAAAGCGTAATGTACGGTCTTGCAGGAATACTTATCATAGTTTTTTTACTGCTTCGCTCTGATACTTTACGTACTCTGCCGCCTGAATTACCTGAGCTAGATTTAACGGGAATATTACCGCCATATTGATGAATAGCGGCATAAGGCAGTCCGGAACCGATTACAATAGAATTTGAGCCGGAAGGTTCGACATAGACAGACGAACGCAATCCGGCTTCGTGTCGATTAAGAGTAGGCTTTGTCGTCCAGCCCTTTTTTCTGTATGCTGCAACAGTTGAAGGAGCGAGCGGAGCCCACCTTTGAGAACCACCATCGAACAAGCCTGTTCCTGAACCATTCCAACAGCCACCTTGCGAGAAATTTCGGACAATCTTACTGCGTATCAGTGCCGCTATGAACGGCAAAAACGGTTTCATGTTAGTAAAACGTTTTGATAATGAAACCGTTGTTTTGTATATTTGAGAATCTATAGAATTCGGCATAATATCATTTTATTAATTGTGAATAAAAATCAAGTGAAAAACAACAATTATTGTGTGAGGTAAGTGTATTATTGTGTGAAGTAAATGTATTATATGTTAAGCAATTACAGCAATCAATTAAAGTAAAAAGTTTTTTGTTGTATTTACAAAAGCATATTAATGTTTTTTATTGCTGAATGAAAAGATAAAAAAAACACGACTTTTTATCTTCTTTCTTATTTGTCAAAGAGATGTAATAGAAGGTACAGCGACGCGTCGGACGTGCGTGTCCCAAAAAGAGCCGGATGTTTTTATTTTGCATAATTTTTTACATTTTTTGAAATAATTTATTTGTTTAAGCGTTTATAAAAATGCCTCTTGGTAGTATAGATTGATTTATGTTCTTCTAAGTACAGATATAGAACATTTACGGAATTGCTTATGGTACTTCATACAGCATGCCCACTATGCTCCAAGAGGCTTTTTATTTTCCGTAAATAAGGTCACCAATACGATTTTGTCTAAGTCTTTTTCCCTCGCTCAAGTTCCGTTTTCAGAGCCGCCTGCAACTTGTTATTATATTTCCTTACATCGGGTGTCCACGCTTTTAACGGTGCAAGATTGAAATTGTCTAAGTTAAGTTGCAACCCTTTTGATGATACGCAGCCCGTCGGGTCGTCGGTGGATTCTACCCAACAAGCACAGCCAAAAGCCGATGGCGGATAAATTGTGTGCCAAATTGGGTCGTCGGCTCGGAATTTTAGCCCGTTCAATTTTGCGTGCTCGGGGTTTTTGGTTTTCCGTTCAAGTTGGTGATAAATCCAATACGGCTCGACATCTTTTATCAACATTTGTTGTTGGTATGCAACTTTTGCGCGGGCTGTAGCGATATTTGTGTCATAAATAAGCCGTAAGCGATACTTGGAGTTGCCCGTCCAGCCCGCTTTTTGCATACGCGTAATCAAGCCTTTGTTTACGGCATCTTTTTTGAACTGTTCAAAAGGAATACCTTCGTTCATTGCTTTTTCAACGTACGAATATACTTCTTGCAGAATATCGGCTGACATAACATTTGCGACGGTGAAGGCTTTGTCATGTGCTTCGTTTTGTAATTCGTCCCATTTTTCAGTTGGAATCATATTACCTTTTTTCTTCCGGAGCATCTCGAGGGCTTGTCGCGAAGTGAGGCGCATTTTGATTTTTATATTTGTATCCGGCATTAATTATTTTTCCTTTGCTTTTGTTAGTTCTTCTGCTTGAGTGAGCAAAATCGAATCGCCGATATAGTCAATAAGTTCGTCTTTGTCAATATTTCCAAACATTTCGGCGGCTTCATTTAATATTTCATCGTATGTTTTGCCGTTTTCAATCAGTTTGATAATAGGTTTAAGTATTTGTTGAGTTGCTTCGTCATAGTCGTCCAATGATTTTTTGTCCGGTTCGCTTTCTGCGAACTGTACTTGTGCAGGTGCAGGCTCGGTCATTTCAATTTCATCGTTTTTATATCCGTGATGCCGCGTCAAATATTCTTTTGTCGGCTTGACATATCCTGTAGAAAAAATAATTTGGTCACGCTGTGCAAGATCCAAATCGGCGATTAAGTCACCATAGAGAATAAATTTAGGAGTTTCGGCGGGCATATTTTCAAAATTCATTTCGATAAGCCATTCGATAATTTGATTAAAAGCATATTCGACAATAGCAGCGTCGGACTTAACAATATCGGTGCGCACTTCCAAATGAGTTTGTGACATTGAGTACGAGCCTGTTTCGCCCTGTTCAGTCGTTAAAGTTTGCGACAATATTGCTTTTGATATTTCGGTATTGCAGAAATGAAGGAAAAGATTGTAATTATCTGATGAATAACTGTTACTAGCTTCTATAGTGTTAATTTCGATATTTCCGGAACTTGCCATAGTACCATCTTGCCTTAAATTATCCAATTGCGTAGCAAGATTTTCAAGGTCAAACTTGCTTCCACCTTCAATTTTGCCGTGCAAAAACGGCATACCATATTTTTGAGTAAATAAACTCCACAACTCCAAATCACCATTTTTCAGATACAGTGGATTAACGCATCGTGCCAGTACAGCTTCGCCATATGGATTGGTATAACTTGGCGAATTACGCAGCATTAAAATTTTATACGGTGGAATTTCTTCGCCCTCGACGGAAGAATTATTCAGGAATACAAAGTGTCCTTGACGGAAGGCGAACCATTCGGGTGGCTTGCCGATAATGTCATCAATTAGAATTTTACCGTTTTTAATATTGTAATATATTTCCATTGGTTTATAACCATAGAGAACACAGTCGAGCATTTCTTCAATAATACGGCGGACGTTCAAATGATTGAAAACCTCTTCGACAAAGTGAGCATATTCTGTGTTTTCTTCATTGCTGACAATTTCCCACTGCATAGATAAAACTCCCGATTTGCGAGATTGGACGCACGAGCCGACGTGGGGATCGAAAAGCATTTTGTAATAATCTTCAATTGAATGTATAAGGTGACGGCGTTCGTTTGGATTGGAAATATAACCAAAATTATTAAACGCATTACGGTTATACGGAGTAGCGAATGCAGCAAACAAATCAGTTTTTGCTTTTTGAGTATTTTGTTTGCCGGAGAATCGTTTTTTGAATAATTGAGAGATTTTCATATTAGCATACCTTTAGTAAATATTTTATTTTTGTTTTGAGATTTCTGAGATGAGCCGAATTGTACGGACTGACCGATAATTCTCATATATTCGATTGCCTGGTTCATAGCATCGACTATATCGTCATGAGCCGACATAGGAAATTCTTCCGTTTCAGTCAGGAAGTCGCTCAGCCATTCAGCGGATTGAGGTAAAAATACTTTTCCGGCTTCAATAAACGGGATTGCAAGATGGGCACGTGTAATTTTGTCTTTATTGACTTGGACTGCCTTAATAGGCAGTCTTGTTTCTTTGCGAATTGATTGGATAAGTGGTTGTCCGCTTGCTTTATCCTCGATTAGAATAATGTTAGGATTATATTTTTCAGCAAGCGACTTGGCACATCGCAATAATTCGGGAAATTCAATTTTACGTCTGACTAAATCAAGCAAATAATATCCGTTGTCGGCAACTCCCCAAGTTTGACAAACGGAGAAGTCGTTTTGTTCGCTTGTTTTGAAGGCAGTATCCCACGACTGCACAATCATTTTGAAAGTAGGCGGAGCAGAATAATATTTCCACCATTCGTATTTATATATTTGATTTTCAGTTGCAACGGGCTTTTGTTGGTAAAGTGCACTGAAGTGCATAGAGCCTAATGTATTTTTAATTTCATTAAGTTTGTCAATACTAAATCGCTCCGCCCAGAGTGCTTCATTGTTTTCGTTAATAGCGGGTAGCGACAACCAAGTCCATTGTTTTCGTTCTTCCGGATTATTGAGGATACGACCGACTAAATCGTCATAATGCCAACGTGTCATAATGATGATAACGGCACCGTCGGGCTCTAATCGAGTGAAGGCGGTAGTAGTAAACCATTCCCATACTTTTTGTCGCAATACTTTTGAGTTTGCTTCTTCGATATTTTTAATTGGGTCATCGATAATCAGAATGTCTGCACCTTTACCGGTTATGGCACCGCCTGCGCCTGCAGTATTGAGTTGTCCGCCCTGCAGAAGTTCAAAACGGTTAGAAGCATTGCTATCACGTCTGATACGCGTTTTGTATTGTTTGCCGAACGTATTGATCACGTCTTTAACCTTACGTCCCCATGATGCAGCGAAGTCGGCTTCGTACGACGTCAGGATTACTCTTTTATTTGTAAAATTGAGTAAATACCAAGCGACAAAATATTTTGAAATTAATTCGCTTTTGCCGTGCCTTGGTGGCATATTGATAATTAGTTTTTTTGTTTTACCCAGTGCGACATCGATTAGAGCCTTATTGATTTTTTCGATATGGCTCGGGATTTTATAGTTTCTATCGTACGCAGTCGCTAATCCTACGGGCATATTAACCATTATTTGATTGTTCATTTTGTAAATCTCTTAAGTAATCAATACCTTTTTGTTGTACTTCATGTGAAACAGGAATAGGTGAAACAAGAGTAGCACCGGAATCGTCTGTTTCTTTTTCGTAATATCCGCGTCGTCGTCCCTTATATCGCAAGTACCATTTTGACTGTTCAACGTCTCCGCTTTTAAGAGCTTGTCGGATATTATTTTCCGCCATATCGAGGACGGTTTCTTCGACAGCCATGCAAAATTGTTGCAATTCGGGATAGCGTTTGATATAATTTGTAACAGTTTGTAAACTGCAATTCAGCAATCTTGCAGCATATGTTTGCAAGCCGTTTGTTTTTTCAAGTGCTATTCGAACTTCTGCGACAGTATATTTGTTTGTTCTTCCCGTAATGTTGTTGCGTTTAATATCAGCAACTTTTTTTCTTTTTTCTTTTGGAAGATTATTATTTGCTTTAATTTCATCAATAATCGCCCGCAAATCAGGAAAACATTTTAGATAATAATTTAAATTTTGCGGAGTCATATCCAGCAATTTCGCGGCTTTTGATAACTTTCCTTTTGCCTTTTTAAGAACGGTGCGTATTTCGTCTTCGGAGAATTTTAATTTCTTTTCTCGCGTTTTATTTTCTGTTTTTTTTGCAATATTATTCATCGTAAGCCGTTTATTATTAAGTAGTTACGAAAATCATTTAACAAATTTAGAGGTAATAATGTTATACACTTCTTATTATGCAAACGTAAAAAAATTAGGCAATATAGTGCCGATTTGTATTTCGCAAAAAGTTCCTTTTTACGCATCAAAATTAAAGCGTTATCGGGCTCTTGCACCTTCGTGGGAAATAATAAATTCTCCATCGAGTGAGTATGTGAAACTGTATTATGAATTGATTTTGCGGAAATTGCAACCCTTTGAAGTATTAAACGATTTATCAGCGATAGCGAATAATAAAGAGTTTGCATTAATATGTTATGAAGGTCCCGGCAAGTTTTGCCATCGGCACATAGTAGCCGATTGGTTGCAATCCAATACAGGTGTGCAATTTGAGGAATACGATATAAACAAGAATTATGCACTTTTTTGATTTCCATATTTTTTTAACCATGTTTTATAAGCGGTCGAATAGTCTTTAAATAGTTTCTTAGAATGATAAACGAGTTTGTATTTGTAGTTACCTTCGGTAAATTCGACACGATCAGCCAGTTCAAACAATCCGCGATATTTCATAGAAACGGCATTGTTTGTAAAAGCGATAGTGACTAATCCGGAATGTTTCCAAAGGCACATTTCGTTGACCATTTTAATGAATTGTTCTGTTAGTGCAACATGCAGAATAAGTTTTGACAATCGCTTATATTTAGTATAAGGTGAAGGTGGATCAGAAATAAGTTGTAGTAATTCGGAGCCGAATTTAATACTTGAATTTACGCAAATAATACCAATAATCTGATTATTTGCGATGACGGCAAAGGAATATTCCGAAGGTTTGACTTCTGCTTTTTTTATCCACATCATACGGTAATGATTTGCTTCGGCACCATCAATACGCACGATATGAATTTGGGTATTTTCCGTAAATTCAAAATCAGCATCAGCAACTTTAAATTTTGGAATACGTTCGTTTAATACTTTGTATCGTTTAACTGCTGAATCGCTTTGAACATTGGAATACAGGTAGTGGAAATCATGATATTTTTGTTGATAAATCATTAACAAATTGAAATTATCGGGAATATTGTTGTGTATGTTTTGGCAGCGATAAAATACGTTAATATTATTTGAAGAATACTCTTTGAGTTTTTGCATCATTAGTTCGGGAGTGAATTCGGTATAAGTAGGCAAAGTATATGTAAAGTACTTCATCAAATTCTTATACATTTTTTCATAATCTCCCTTAAAATATGGCGGGTCGAAAAATACGCAGTCGTGTGGCTCGAGTTTTTCTAAGAGCAGAGTGGCGTCCATCGGGTAGAAGTCAATGTTTTGCACATTGTTTTTTAGTACTTGCAGTTTCTGCTTTGCGATAAGGAATTTTTCGTCAAAATGTTTTAGTACGTGTTTTAAGAGTTTAACGTAATACATATGTTTTTCTGCTCCGGAAACTATACGGCTCAAGTCGGATAGTAACAGTACGGCACTAACAATATCTTCGTCGGACGAAATATTTCGTAGCGAAGGGGCAAGTTCAAAAGCAAGTGGAGCAAGAGAAAAATTAAGTGGTTTGTTGCTCAAATATAATCCGATAGCAGCCGAATAAATATTGACATCGGAAGCAAGGATTTGAATATCCCTGCTTGCCGAAGCGATAATTTGTTCAAGACTAAATGAGCCTGAAAACGGGACAAAAACTCTTTTAGGTTTAATTCTATTGATTTCGCGAAAAAAGTAATTTCCGATTGGATGAGGTAGAGAACCGAAAAACATTATTGCACCTCCAAGAATTCTTTTTCGTGTGAAGCGACGAATTGTATAATTTCGCTAAAGGCAACAGCATTGTTTTTGATATTCTTTACTTGTTTTGTTTTCATAATCAGTTCGACCATATCATCGTATATTTTTAGCGGCACTACCGATATTTCGCTATCCGGTTTGAAAGAAGTCAATGCAGTAATATTGTCGATATTTTTTGCTACATAATCAAAATCATCGGGTAGAAACATCAAAACCATTTCTTTTGATTCTAATAGATTGATATTTATTTGTGCATAATTGACGGGCATAAATTCAGTTTCAAGTCCTGTATCCATTTTATAATTAACATCGACAATAGAATTAAATAATTCTGCTAAAATAAATGGATCATCTTTTCCTTCGAGTGCGTTATGTGATAACTGTTTTGCTACAATTTCATCGCGATTTTCGGGATTATCGACAAATACCATAATCCACTCCAGTCCAGCCTCGACCGCTGCTTCAATGCGGTGATGTCCTGAAATAGTGCGATATATATCGCCTTCCTTATATACAAGTGGAACAGTTTCTAAATGTCCGTATTTTTTTATATTGGCAACTAGTTGCTTAAATGTTTCCGGTTTAAAGTAGCGAGCATTTTTTTCTTGTCCCTTACAGTCTTTTGGATGAACAATAGCGATAGGCAATAATCCGAGACTTTCGGAAATTTGATTAAATGCGTCGACGTTTTTTTGTAATGTTTCGATATCCATACATACTCCTTGCTATTTGATAGGCAATAATTGTTCAACATATGATTTATCGAATTTTACAATATCCAATAGTTGTTCAAATGATTTTGTATCGCAGAATTTGTTGAAGGCAGTTTTTTGAAATATGGACAACCCTTTGCAAGGTTTTTTGCATGCGGGAGTAATTTTAGCGTTTTTTCGGTCAAATAAATAATGATTTAAATTTGCGGTGTGATATTGCCAGCCCATTCCTTCAATTCCGCAACAGCATAACGAATCACCGTATTGTCGTAGTCGATTTTCACCTGCAAAGACTTTTAGTCCTAAATCGTTTGCTTTTGCTTTGATTTTCATAAAGTGTTCAAGTAGTATTTTAACCGGATAGACATTATCGCCTGCGAAACGTATAGTTCCTTTTTTTGCATTTTGGTATTTCATACCTTCGAAAATCAGTCCGTAAATTCCAGCATCAGCAAATTTAGACACAGACTCTAATACATCATTCAGCACAAACGGTTGATATGGCTGAACACGAGCAATAACGCGTTTATATGGAGACAGCAAAGCCATTGCTTCAAGTCGTTTGTTAAATGGCATTGCATTCGGTTCGTATTGATCGTAACGTGGGCAAACTGCAGAGAATTGAACAACGCAGTTACATTTTTTGAGTTTTTCGATATAGTCGAAAACGGCTTCACCTTTGGTTGATACTACAAATGGGTATTGTGTTTCGATAAAAATATCAAGTAGTTTATCAGATAAACGTTTTTCCCGTTCAATTGGTTGAAACGGGTCGGACATTCCGCCCCAGTGTAGTGGTATTTTATAATCAAAGATTTTGACGGCATTAGCACGGTAACCTGAAATAAAATCTCTTAGAGCCTTGCTCATATCAACCCCTTTGATTTTGGAAATATCGTATCTTTTTTTAGCGAAGCAATAGCTACAATTATGGGAGCACCCCGAATAATTATCCATTCGTATTGGAAGGTCGCAAATAAAGATATTGCTTGCTGCTATCATTGATGTACCCTTTCAAGTAAGTAATCAGTAAGGGTTTGTTTCTTGTATTTATTGAAAAATTCCTTTTCGGTAGTAGGAAATGTGAAAGTCATGGAAAAGAAATCGTTTTTTGCTTTTTCAACTAAAGCGTTATCATATAGTTCCATATCGAGTTCGTCATTGAGTCCCAGTTCCCAGGGTTCAAAACCATAATTGAGCAAATCGACGGTGTCGTAGTTATTAACTAAAACATTCATATCCCATTCGCCAACGCATTGATTATCTTTGATGATAAACTCTGATATTTCACTTTCAGTAAATTGGTCAGCGATAAAAACGGGTACAACGCCTTGGGCGAAGAATTCTTTCCAAAAATTAAGCGACCATTCCAAACTTTCATTTTCGGAGCAGTTTCTCTGTTCAGTTTTTTCTTTGCGAGTAGAATTCAATATTTCGGTTACTTTTTCAAAAGACATTTTTTTTATTTCTTTTAAAGCAATCAATCGGGCATTTCCGCCAACAACAGTATAATTTTTATCAATCACAATTGGTCGGACGGTCATCATTTTGGGTAAATTTACCAAAGATTTCATGATAACGTCTTTTCGTCCCTTATCAATTTTACGGGGATTATTAGGATTGAGTTTGATTTGGGTGAGAGGAATAAACTTCAAGGTCATTAAGTTAGCCTACAAATAAGTGAAACAATCTTTTTTTTTTACAAAAAAAACACCATTTGCGGAGATTGCAAAAAGAACGGTTCCGGGAAAAGTTCCCGGAATGCTTCCTCAACGTATGCCAACATAATACTATATTTTTGTAATAAAATAAAGTTTAATAACCAGTTTGGAGAGCAAACAAGATGAGTGATGTAGTTAATAAGCAAGCAGAGGAACGCTCCAAAAAATACGGGATAGGAATAAAAACCAATTATGGACATCTCGAAAAGCCTGCTTATTTAGATACTCTTACAGATGATGATTTTGCGGATCCGGTTCATTATATGATGCCATTAGGAAGCGAGAATCAAACGAAAGTAGCGAGTTCAAATTTTTGTTATTACGAATATCGGCGAACTTATTCCCAAGAAGAAATTGGAATTATAAGGACCCGAATTCTTGATGCAATGGATAAATTTAGGATTGAGCCACGTGAATTAATGCAATTTTCAGAAGCAACAGTGAAAACAGATTCGGATAAATGGATTGACGTTTTTAAGGTTGGCGAGCACACGGATTCTGCTGGTGACACACAAAAGTGGACGCAGGAAGATTTGAATGAAATAGTAGATCTATACAATAATCAGCCGGAAGAAGAAAGGCACAGAGCCCCGGCAATAGCAGGCAAGCACCAGGACGATACAAGTCTTGTTGCTTATGGCTGGGTAAAGGCGTTAAAGACCGAAGACGGGCATTTGTATGCACAATTTGAAAAGATTGATACAGACTTTTTTAATATGGTAAATGAAGGCAAGTTTAACACGGTTTCTATAGCACTTTATCCGAACAAACTTTTACAACACGTTGCATTTTTGGGAGCAATCCCTCCGGCTGTAAAAGGTTTAGTGCCTCCGATGTTTTCGGAGCGAGGTAATGCAACGAATTTTTTATATTATAGAACAAAAGATTTTTCAGAAAACAAAGGAACTAACTTGATGGAAGAATTTATACAGGCGGTCGTAAAAGAATTAAAATTAAAATACGGCACCGAAATAGCGGCAGACGCATTAGCAATAATGACACGTTTGCAACCTGAAATTTTACCTGCGAAAGAAGAAGACACACCAGAGCCGGAAGCACCTGAAACGGCACCGGTTAAAGAAGAAAAGAAATTCAGTGAATCGGAAGAATTTAAAGCGTTACAAACTCAGGTAGAGAACGAAAGAGAAGCAAGAGAAAAGTTGCAAAAGCAACTTCAAGCAGAACGTGACGCAAAATATTTTTCGGAAAAAATGAATGCAGGTATTTTGTTACCTAAACAAATAAAACTTGCAGAAAATGTACTAACAGTTATTAGAGAACCGAAAGCATCATACCATTTTAGTGAAGGCTCTCAGGTGCAAACAGGTGAAGATGCTTTCAAAGAATTTATTAATTCGATGCCGAAACAAATTGAATTTAATGAGTTTGCGACAAAGAAAACACAAGTTGAAATTGACAAATTAGACCAAATCAGAAAACAAATTAGAGAAGGGAAATAGAGATGGCATTAGATTATGGTGGAAAACACCTAAGCAGTGACCCGAATGACATATTTTATAGTTATGCAGGGGTTCGCCAGATGACAGTAACATTAGGTACTGATGCAGACGCAGGTGCAGGTTCAGACGGCAAATTAGTGCGTGGTACAATTTTATCCAAGGATTCTACAACCGGAAAATATTATATTTACAATGCTGAGCAAAGCAGGACTTTTGACGGTATTCTCGGTATTGATGTAGATGTATCTACTGCTGACCAAAAAGCCTTTATGTATGAATCAGGCGAATTTTTGAAAGACAAACTGTCAGCAGGTAGTGACTACACAATTGTAGTGGGTAAATTTGATAATATTTTAGTAAAAGAAGGAGACTAAACAAGATGAGTGCATTAACAGCAATAGATTATAGAAACCCTTTTGAATTGGCAGTTGTATTTGAAGAATATCATGGCTATGAGCCAATGGTGGTAAAGAATGTATTTAAAAATACTTTTTTACATAATACAACTACAATTGCAGTAGAGACAATCGAGGGTGAGAATGAAATAGCAAAATTTGTGTCTCCCGGTGAAGACCCGACCACAGTAGGTTTAGGTGGTAGAACAGCTGAAGCATATATATTGCCAAGAATTTACGAGCGTAAAATATTCACAGCCGAAGAATTGGCACAGTTTGAAGTTTTGGATAATTCCGAATCTTCAATTAAACAGGCAAATGATTCGATTCAACGTGAAATCGGCAGATTGCAGGAACGGCTTTATAGACGTTGCGAGCAAATGGCTTGCCAGGCGTTATCGACAGGTAAGGTAACAGTAAGTCAGGATAATGTTGCTTTTGAAAACGATTTCAAAGTACCAAATACAAGAATTATTACACGTTCGAGTGATGCTACTAAATGGAGTGCTGCCTCCGGTAACGTTATCGTAAAAGATATTATTGCTTTCAAAAGACTTATTGCCAGCAGTGGTGCTCCTGCTGATATGTTGCTTGTAGGTACGGAAGTAGGTGATGCTATTCGCTCGAATGAAGATTTACGCAAATCACTTGATACATCATACTATGACGTAGGAGCCGTTAAATTACAGGAAGTAATGGGTGCGGCAGGTTCTTATATCGGCAAAATTGCAGGCGTAAATGTATTTGAGTATCATCAGCAATATATGTCCGGTGCTTCGGCAACTGATATGATTGGTACCAAAAAGGCTATAATGGTAGCAACAGGTGGTCAAGGTTTCGGTATGCACTACGGAGGCATTGCACACATTGCGAAAGGTGCATTAAAAATTGATCGTCAGCCATTTAGTCTGACAGTAAATGAAGACCCGTACGGCAAATTTGTAGAATGGCGACTTGAGAGTTATCCGTTACCGGTAATTCAAAAGCCGAAAGCCTTAGTAACAGCAACTGTATTATAGAGGCGCCAGAAATGTATTGTACGATAGCGGATATAGAGAAAAGTTATACATCAAATGTGTTAGCACAACTAACAGATGACGTAAATGGTTCGGTAATTGATTACGCATTGGTAGAAGAGGTAATTACCAACAGTTCAAACGTAATGGATGATTATTTACGTGGAAGTTATACCTTGCCGTTAGTAAATACGCATGCTGTTTTGACTAAAATATGTATTTGCATTGTACGATACGAATTAGCAAAACGCCGTTCAGGGGTAGTAGACAAAGAAGGTCTTGAACGTACTGAATATGAAGACGGATTGGAATTATTGAAAAATATACAGGGGGGGCGTATAACATTAGATGAACCGTCCACAAGTGATGATTCGACAACGTTTTCAGCAGTATGTTCAAGACCTAAAGTCTTCGAACGCATGGAGATAATGAAAATATGATTCCATTATTAGAAATACGGCAAAAAATAAAAACGGCACTTGATGATAAATTAGGTGGCCTTGTAAGTGTAGAATATGCACCTGAGAAGCCACGAGAATACGCCGTATTACACCCCAATGGAAGTGCCTTAATAGAATTTACCGGAACATCTTTTTCCGAACCTGATATTATGCAACAAACTGCTTTAATAAATTTCAATATTGAACTCTGTTTGCGTGCAGGCTATAACGGCGAAAGCGGACTACAAATTTTAGATTTGGTTCGTCAGACAATGACAACACAAATCAATATAAACGGTTTAGGTTTCTATTGCACCGGGCAGACGAATGATGGCGAAGAAAATGGAGTTTGGTTTTATTCTAATAATTTTATTTTACCACAGATAATCAGGAAAGGTGATTGATGAATTGGGAAATGATAGGTGTCATAATCGCGGGCGTGTTTTCTTTGTATGCAATTTTTGATGCAAAAGTAGGTGCGCGTAAGAAGCACATCGAGCGATTAGATGACGCAGTCGGGGAGGCTCGGCACGACATAGTCGGTAATAAAAACGACATTATTAAATTACGCACGGATATAGAAAAATTGAATACGAACAAAGTTTTGCTTTACGAAATAAAGCAAGAAGTCGAGACAATTAAATTGAAACTGCAGAATACAGATACAACGCTAAGCAAAGATATACGCGAATTTAATCAGTCGATAAAAAACGCGA